GTGTATACATTGATCCTTATTCTGCAAACGTTTCTGCTAACCAGTACTACGTTGTTGGTTATAAGGGTTCTTCACCTTATGACGCTGGTCTGTTCTATTGCCCATACGTTCCTCTCCAAATGGTCCGTGCCGTTGGTCAGGACACCTTCCAGCCTAAGATTGGATTCAAGACCCGCTACGGAATGGTTTCTAACCCATTCGCTGAGGGTTCAATTGCTGACGGTCAAGGTCTTGGTCGTATCAAGGCAAACAGCAACCGCTACTACAGAAGAGTACGTGTTGACAACCTCATGTGATCCATTAGATCCAAAAGGTTATACAGGAGGGGCGAATGCCCCTCTTTTTTTATCTAAATAAATATAAAACTCATGAAATCATATCAAAATTTCATTAGTGAAGCGTCTAAAAAAAGATGCCCCTCGGGGAAGTATTGGTGTTTTACTGACAAAAAGTGTAAGAATATTCCCGCAGGTTTTATGTTAGATCGTGCAGGAATGTTGGCAAAGGAGAATGGACATACTCAAGATTCGGATTCTGAATCTGAAGGCAATGGTAACGGTGGAAATGGAGGAGGAGAATGAAACCCTGGACAAATCAAATTGATAACAGGAACTATCTCTCTCCTGTAGGATTTAAGTTCTCAATCACAAGAGTACCTAAGGCAGACTTCTTTTCAAACTCTGCATCAATTCCAGGTATCAATCTTGGTTTTGCATTACAACCAACTTATCTGAAGGACATTCCAGTACCTGGAGATAAGTTAACTTATCAAGACTTTACTTTAAGATTTTTTGTTGATGAAAATTTGACCAATTACATGGAAGTCCATAATTGGTTAAGAGGACTTGGATACCCAGAAAGTATTCAAGAGTTTATTGATATGAAGGCAGACAATCCATATGATCCGAGCATTTCTGCCAAAAATCCAATGAATGAATATTCTGATGCAAGTTTATTCATTTACAACAGTAACTTCAATGAAATCGCCAGAATTGACTTCAAAGATGTATTCCCAGTAAGTCTTTCAACAGTTCAGTTTGATGCAACTGCAGAAGATATTAACTATGTCACCGCAGAAGTCACTTTCAAATATTCAATATATAATATAGTGGTTTTATGATTTGATTTATGAATCTTGATGAAATTCAATTATCATGGGAAGAAGATTCAAAAATAGACGAGGACAATCTACACACAGAGTCTACAAAGATTCCTTCTCTTCATGCAAAATATTATAAAATTTTAAATAATATTCTTCTGCTAAAGAAGATTGAGGAGAACAAATTAAAGCAACTCAAAAAAGATAAATGGCAATATTACACGGGCAAGGCAGACCCAGAAGTGTATATTGATAATCCATTTGATCATAAAGTCTTAAGGCAAGATGTAGATAAGTACATGGATGCTGATGAGGATCTGATTAAACAGCAAACAAAAATTGATTACTATCAAGTAATGCTCAGTTACGTTGATAGTATCCTAAAAACCATCAACAATAGAACTTACCAAATTAAGAATTCTATTGAGTGGCAACAATTTATTAGAGGTTATGTCTGATATTGTTATTCGCAAAAAGAACGAAGTATATGTGACTGTAAAAGCAGAACCACATATTAACCAGGAATTATCCGATCATTTCACGTTTGATGTTCCTGGTGCAAAGTTCATGCCTCAATACCGTAGCAAGTATTGGGATGGAAAGATTAGACTGTATAGTTCTCATACTGGTGAGATCTATGTTGGTCTGCTTGACAAAGTAATGGCATGGGCAAGAAACTCTGGATACAGTGTAGAGTTTGAGCATAATAAGTTCTATGGCCCTCCATTTGAAGTCAATGAGATGATTTCTCGTGAAGGAGTCAAGGATTATATGACTCGTATCGCAAGATTCAAACCCAGAGACTATCAAGTTGATGCCGTATATGATGCATTAAGATATAATCGTAAACTCCTCATTTCACCAACTGCTTCTGGTAAATCATTGATGATTTATTCTGTGGTGAGATACTTTGCAGAAAAAGATAAGAAGATTCTTTTGGTTGTCCCAACAACATCTCTGGTTGAACAGATGTTTAAAGACTTCCAAGACTATGGGTGGAATGCCGATCAATATTGTCACAAAATTTATTCTGGTAAAGAAAAAACAAATGAATATCCAGTAACAATTACAACTTGGCAATCAATCTATAAGTTACAAAGGACATTCTTTAAGGACTTTGAAGTTATTATTGGTGACGAAGCACACTTATTCAAATCTAAGTCTCTAGTCAGCATTATGACTAAGATGGACAGTGCTAAGTATAGATTTGGGTTCACTGGTACTTTAGACGGCACACAGACGCATAAGTGGGTGTTAGAGGGATTGTTTGGTCCATCATACAAAGTCACACAAACAAAAGATCTAATTGATAAGGGGCATCTTTCTCAGTTACAAATTCATGTCTTACTTATGAAGCATGATGCACATCAGTTTGAAACTTATGAGGATGAGATTCAATATATCATCGGACATGGAAAGAGAAATAATTTTATCAAGAATCTAGTATTAGACCTAAAGGGAAATAGTCTTGTCTTGTTCAGTAGGGTTGAATCTCATGGTCAACCACTCTACGAATTAATAAATAATTCTGTGAAAGATAATCGTAAAGTATTCTATGTACACGGTGGAATTGATGCTGAACAAAGAGAACTAGTTAGAGAGATTACAGAAAAAGAATCCAATGCTGTAATCGTTGCATCTTATGGAACATTCTCAACTGGTATCAACATTAAGAACCTACACAACGTAATCTTTGCATCACCATCCAAATCAAGAGTTAGAAATCTACAATCAATCGGAAGAGTTCTAAGAAAAGGAGACAACAAGACTCAAGCAGTTCTTTATGATATCGCTGATGATATAACTTTTAAGTCAAGAAAGAATTATACATTGAATCATTTAGTTGAAAGAATCAAGATTTATAATCAAGAGAAATTCAATTATGAAATCGTACAAGTAAGTTTAAAGGAAAATGTATAAAGACGAATTCTATGCAGCAATTAAATTGGTATCTGGAGAAGAGGTATTTGCTAAGGTAACTCCTTGTGAAGAAGAAACTAGAACGTTATTGTTGTTAGAATCACCTGTTGTATTTGAAACTATTACTATTCGTCATATGGGTGTAAGTGCGATTCAAGTTAACCCATGGATGACATTAACGGGTGATTCTATTATAATTATTGATATGGAAAAAGTAATTACGATCAGTGAAGTTACTGATGAACAAATGATCTCTGTCTATAACAAATACTTAAGAGATAAAGATAGAGACTCAAATGAAACTAAAGCAAACAAAGAGATGGGATTCTTATCATCTATCTCTGATGCTAGAGTATCTTTAGAGAAACTCTATAAAAGTAGCTAAATTAATCTCTTTAACCCTAACAGAGTGATTCTACTTAAATTATCAGAACTTGTCAAGCCCCATGATTTTATGTTATAATGTGATCACAGTTAGAAACAAATCATGAAATGTCTAGAACCAGAAAGAAATCAGAACATTATGTAAACAATAAAGAGTTTTTAGAAGCACTGATTGTTTACCGTAATAAAGTCAAAGCAGCACACGAGAAAGGAGAACCAACTCCTCGTATCACGAATTATCTTGGAGAGTGTTTTCTCAAGATTGCTACTCACCTCTCATACAAACCTAATTTTGTGAACTATATGTTCCGAGAGGACATGATCTGTGATGGTATTGAGAACTGCGTCCAGTACATTAAGAACTTTGATCCAGAGAAGTCTTCTAATCCTTTTGCATACTTCACTCAGATTATTCACTACGCATTCTTGAGAAGGATTCAAAAGGAAAAACGTCAAATGGATATTCGTAGTAAAATCATTGAACGGTCAGGATTTGACGAAGTGTTCAGTGGAGATGGTGACATTTACAATACTTCCGATTATAATACCATTAAGGAGAACATTCAATCTAAACTTTATTCATGAAAATTGCTCTGATAACCGATACTCATTATGGTGCTCGTAAGGGCAGTAAAACATTTCATGATTTCTTTCAAAAGTTCTATGACAATGTTTTTTTCCCGACCCTAGAGGAAAGAAACATTAAAACGGTTATCCACCTTGGAGATGCCTTTGATAGTCGTAAGACCATTGACTTCTGGGCATTGGATTGGGCAAAGAAGCACGTCTACAATAAGTTTAGAGACTTAGGAGTTAAATTATACAACATCGTTGGTAACCATGATGCTTACTACAAAAATACCAATGATGTTAACTCCATCAATAGTTTGTTGGGAGAGTACGACAACGTTGTAAAGGTTACAGAACCAAAAGAGTATAAAGTTGGAAATACTAATATTCTTCTAGTTCCCTGGATTTGTCAGGACAACGAGCAGCAGACCTTTGAGGTTGTGAAGGGTTCTAAGGCAAAAGTTGTCATGGGACATCTTGAGTTGAATGGATTTGAAGCACACCGTGGACATATCATGGATAGTGGTCTAGATCCGACAGCATTTCAAAAGTTTGATCTTGTTCTGTCTGGACATTATCATACCAGATCAAATGATGGAAAAATCTTTTACATCGGTAATCCCTACCAGATGTTCTGGAATGATGTAGATGACAAAAGAGGATTTCATATCTTTGATACTGAAACTCTAGAAATGGAATTCATTGAAAATCCTTATACAATGTTTGAAAGGATTTACTATGAAGACACCAACTACAAAACATTCAATTCTTCCTTCCTTAAGGACAAGATTGTTAAGGTAGTTGTTCGCAAGAAGTCAAGTCAACTTCAATTTGAAAAGTTCATTGATAAGATTATCAAGACAGGATGCATTGATATTAAAGTTGTTGAAAACTTTGCAATCAATGATGATGAGGTCAATTTATCTCAAGATGAGTGTGAGGATACTTTAACCATTCTGAATAAATACATTGACGATTCGGACTTTGATCTGGATAAAGATATTGTCAAACAGTTGATGAAAGAAGTGTATCAAGAGGCTTGCGAGTTGGAGTAATGTTTATACTTACAGTTGCTGGGCAAGAAGAGGAGGGTGCCTACGCAGTCCATGATGAAGATGGAGAAAAGGCACTGTACCTCTTTGAAGAGGAAGATGACGCAATTCGTTATGTCGGTCTTCTGGAGGCAGAAGATTACCCAGAGATGTCCGTTGTAGAAGTTGACGATGAGGTTGCAATAAACACCTGTAACGTGTATAATTACCGATATGTGATTATCACATCTGACGACCTAGTGATCCCACCAAGAGATAATGATTTTATTCAAACAGATAAGATGGCGTAATTTCCTTTCCACTGGGAATCACTTTACTGAGATTGATTTTACTGAAGCACAAACGAATCTTATTGTTGGAACCAACGGAGCAGGCAAGAGCACGATTCTGGATGCCCTTACCTTCGTTCTGTTCAACAAACCATTTCGTAAAATCAATAAACCACAACTGGTCAACAGTGTGAATGAGAAAGATTGTCTGGTGGAGATTGAGTTTTCTACTGGTGCAATTGATTGGAAAGTTGTTCGTGGGATCAAACCGAATATCTTTGAAATTCATAAGGACGGGGCTCTTCTTGATCGTGAGGCAGCAGCAACCGATCAGCAGAAGTGGTTGGAAGAGAATGTTCTTAAACTGAATTACAAGTCTTTCACTCAGATCGTAATCCTTGGTAGTGCATCCTTTGTTCCTTTCATGCAACTGCCCGCTGCTAGTCGTCGTGAGATTATTGAGGATCTTTTGGATATTAAGATCTTCTCTTTCATGAGTAATATTCTTCGTGACAGGATTCGTAGCACGAATGAAACTGTTCGTGAACTCACTATCCGTAAGGACTTGGTGGAAGAAAAGATTGATATGCAGAAGAATTTTATTTCTGATCTAGAGGAGACTGGAAAGAAAAATATTCAAGATAAGAAGGACAAGATCAAACAGATTGGTACGGATATTGATTCTCATCTAAAAGAAATTAACGACTATGGGGATCAATTAAAAGAAGTTGAAGAAAAGATGGAGGCATCTTCTGGATCTGATACGAAACTTAAGAAACTTGGGACTCTTCGTGGCAAACTGCAACAAAAAGTTGCAACTATTACCAAAGAACATAAGTTTTTCAGTGAAAATACGGTATGCCCTACTTGTACTCAGAGTATTGAAGAAGAATTTAGGTTAAATAGAATTAATGATGCCCAAACTAAAGCAAAAGAACTCCAGCAGGGGTTTGAAGAGTTAGAAGAGGCTATCAGACTTGAGGAGGAGAATGAAAACCAATTCAAGGTACTTTCTAGGGAGGCAACTAACTTAACGCATGAGATTTCTAAAACCAATACTAGAATTTCTGGACTACAGAACCGATCAAGAGATCTTGAACAAGAAATTCAAACTATTACCGAACAACTTGAAAATAGAAATTCTGAGCGCCATGCACTAGAAAAATTAGTTGAGGAACTGGAGGGTCTTCAAGAAACACAGTCAAAACAAAAAGAGAAGAACGTTTACCACGATTTCGCACATTCTTTAATGAAGGATGGTGGAGTAAAATCCAAAGTTATTAAGAGATATCTGCCTCTTATGAATCAGCAGATTAACAAATATCTTCAGTTGATGGACTTCTATATTAACTTCTCTCTGGATGAAGAATTCAAAGAGACGGTGAAGTCCCCAATTCATGAAGATTTTAGTTATGAGTCGTTTAGTGAAGGGGAGAAGATGAGGATTGACCTTTCTCTCCTCTTCACCTGGCGAGAGATTGCAAAGATGAAAAACTCTGCAAGTACTAATCTCTTGATTCTTGATGAGATCTTTGATAGTTCACTTGATGGATTCGGAACAGATTATTTTACAAAGATCATTAAGTATGTTGTGACTGATGCAAATGTTTTTGTTATCTCTCATAAGACTGATGAACTGATGGACAAATTTGATAACATCGTTAGGTTTGATAAGGTCAAAGGATTCAGTAAAAAGGTTTCTTGAAATAAATAAAAGTAAAAAGTTCAATGAAGACTTTTAAGGAATTCGTTGCTGAGGCAATATCAAGAAAACCATCTGTGCAGAGAGCACCTGACCTCTCTGCTCGTGCTAGGCAGCAAAGACAAGCAAGAGAAGATAGAAGAGCAGCAGCGAGAGATCGTGTTTCTGACAAAATTGATGCATTGATTGGTTCTGATGAGGAAAGATCTGCAGCTGCTGCAGCAAGGCAAAATCAACCAAAAATTCAAAAGGAATTGAGAAGAAAGTCAACTCGTGACCGCATGGCAGCAGCGGCAAAAAAACTTGGACTTGATGAAGCAAAAGACGAAACAGAAATTGGAATCACTGGGCAACCAATTCCAAGGAAAAAAATGTCTGCTGCAAAGAGATATGAGTTTGAGAAGAAAAGAAGAGAAAATTTAAAGAAAAAACCTGGTGAACCAGGAGATAGTCAATTGATTCAAGCACTTCGTAACAAAGCGAAGAGAGAAGGAAATTATGCAGAAGAATATAAATACTTCAAAAAGTAAGAAAAATGGACGTAAAGACATTTAGAGGATTTGTTGAGGCATATGCTTCAATCTACGCTCCAATAACTGAAGATCATTTCAAAGTTGGCGATGAAGTCACCTGCAAAGCAAGTGGAATGGAAGGTGAGGTTGTAAAGGTAGATTCTGAGCAGAAAGGAAAGTACTATACTGTCAAGCGTGAAGATGGCAAGACAATGAAGTATGCTCCTGATGAGTTGAAGAAAGAAGAAGAGGATGAAGAAGAAGGTGCAAGCAAAGAAAAGGAAACGGAATTTCACGATAAATTAGATAAGATGGTTCATAAGACCTTTGGTAAGAGAGAAGGGGAGAAGTGAAACCACTTTTCAAACTGGCACACTAGGGGGTCTTCGGACCTCCTTTTTTTGTATAATAGGTTCATACGCAACAGAGCAATGACCGTCTTCCACGAAATCAAGTCTCAACTCGCCAAACTGCTTGCCACTGAGGACCTTGTGGTGGAGCACAAGAAAGTGGAGACCGCTTGCTTCAACGTTCATACTCGTGTCCTGACTCTGCCCATGTGGGAGAAAGCGAGCGGTGTGGTGTATGACCTTCTGGTGGGTCATGAGGTTGGACATGCTCTCTACACTCCTGATGAAGACTGGTTGGAGACTCACAAGATTCCCCCTCAGTTTGTCAATGTGGTTGAGGATGCTCGCATTGAGAAACTGATGAAGCGTCGGTATGCTGGCCTTGCGAAGACTTTCTATCGTGGTTATGAAGAACTTGCTGAGGAAGATTTCTTCCAGATTGCTGATGAAGATGTGAGCACTTTTAATCTTGCAGATAAAATCAACCTGTACTATAAGGTTGGTAACTTTGTTGATATTCCATTTGATGAGAATGAAAAAGAAATAGTCTCTATGGTTGGAGAGACTGAAACCTTTGCTGATGTCCTGATTGCGGCAGAAGAATTGTATAAGTTCTGTAAGGCAAAGCAGCAAGAAGAGACCAAAACTCCTATGGATGATTTGGAATCTCAGAGTCAGGGATCAAACCAACCTGCTTCCGATTTCTCTGATCAGCAAGAAGGAGAAAATGATGCAGAGGAAGAACCTGGCGAAACTGAATCCTATGGTGGCACTGCCCAGCAAGATGATCAATCTTCCACTCAAGGTAGTCAAAATAATCAGGAACCAGAAGTAAAAACGATGGAGTCTCTTGAAGAGGCACTTAAGGAACTGGTCAACAACAATGGCATTGAAAACGTTTATCTTGAGATCCCCAAACTTGACCTAAACAAAGTCATCGTAGATAATTCTGAAGTTCATGATACATGTAAAAACTACTGGACTTCTTGGTGTGATGACCGTGAAGTAACCTTTGATCAAATTTTTGGTGAAGTTGACAGGAAGTTCGTAGAGTTCAAGCGTTCAGCACAGAAGGAAGTCAACTATCTGGTGAAAGAGTTTGAGTGTAAGAAGGCAGCAGATTCTTATGCTCGTGCTGCTACTTCTCGCACTGGTGTTCTTGACTGCACCAGACTTCATACTTATAAGTACAATGAAGATCTCTTCAAGAAAGTCACTACCCTTGCCGATGGTAAGAATCATGGACTAGTGTTCATTCTTGATTGGTCTGGATCTATGGGTGATGTGATGCTGGATACTGTCAAGCAACTCTTCAATCTTGTGTGGTTCTGTAAAAAGGTTGCTATTCCCTTTGAGGTCTATGCATTTACGAATGACTATCCTTTGGTGAAATATGATGAAGATGGCAAGGCAAATCTTCGTGAACTCTCATACAAAAAACGTGATGGTCTCATTCATGCTGGTGAATGGTTCTCTTTGATGAACATGTTGACCAGTAAGACTAATAGTAAGACTTTGGAAGATCAAATGAAGAATATCTTCCGTCTTGCTTCTGCCTTTCGGTATAATTGCTTTGTTCATTACAATATTCCTGTTGGTTTGAATTTGTCTGGAACTCCTCTCAACGAAACTCTGATTGCTCTACATCAAATTCTTCCCAAGTTCCAGAAGGAAAACAAACTCCAGAAGGTTCAGTGTGTTGTTCTGACCGATGGTGAAGCAGCAATGCTTAAGTATCATCGTGAAGTTCAACGTCGTTGGGAAGAAGAACCTTTCCTTGGCACTGCTTATATTGGTCCTAATTCTTTCTTGCGGGATCGTAAGACTGGTATGACTTACTCTCTTGATTGTGAGTGGTATGAGTTCACTGATGTTCTTCTCCGCAATCTTCGTGATAACTTCAAGGATATCAACTTCATTGGTATCCGAGTGCTTGAATCTCGTGATGCTGGTTCTTTTATTCGCCGTTATTCTGGTTCCTTTGGTCCAGAATATGAAAAGACCATGGGTTCTTGGAGAAAGGAAAAGGCATTTAGCATTAAGAAGTCTGGATACACCGTATACTTTGGTCTTTCCGCAAATGCCCTTGCTCAGGATGCTGAGTTTGAAGTAAAGGAAGATGCCACTAAGACTCAGATTAAGTCTGCTTTTGCTAAGAGTCTTAAGTCCAAGAAAATGAATAAGAAGATTCTTGGTGAGTTCGTTGAACTTGTTGCTTAATAAATATCTAAAGGTAATTAATAGTAACAATGTCTAGATTCGGAGAATTTTTGGGTGCTAAAGCAGCCCCAGCACCTGCTGCTCCTGCAGCACCTGAACCTGTTGCCGTTCCCTCTGAACCAGCAGCAGATGTTGCAAAACCAGTTTCATTTGAAGAAATGAACAAAGAGGAACTGGAAGCATATGGTAGAGAGCATGGTGTTGAACTTGACAGACGCCGTAGCAAGAAGAGATTGATTGAAGAACTCAAAGAAATTGATGAGTGAACCAGTTTAAAAACTGTCCACTGGGGGTCCTAGAGACCCCCTTTTTGATGTATAATAACTTCAGTTGAAACAAACCATTCAATGACCATCTCCGCTGACTACATCCGCACTTCTCTCCAAGCAGTGTATGGAGAGTCTGTGACTGCCGCCGACATTCGTGCCTGGTGTGCTATGAATGGTTCTAACTACCAGACCATCACTAACAAACTCAATGATTACAAAGTTGGTCGTGGTAAGTGGAACCTTACCGTTCGGGAACAAATGGAGCAAAACTATCAGGCACCTGCTGCAATTGTTCCCGTTCAGGAACAGCAAAACCTTATCCCTGATAAAGATGATTCCTTCGTCAAGTTTGGTAACTTTGGTGATATTAAAAAAATTATTCAGTCCCGTCTTTTCTATCCTACGTTCATTACGGGTCTTTCGGGTAATGGTAAAACGTTCAGTGTAGAGCAAGCATGTGCTCAACTGGGTCGTGAACTGATCCGTGTAAACATTACGATTGAAACTGATGAAGATGATCTCATTGGTGGCTTCCGCCTGGTTGATGGTGCCACAGTCTGGCACAATGGTCCCGTTGTGGAAGCCATGGCCAGGGGTGCCGTTCTGCTACTTGACGAAATCGACCTTGCTTCGAACAAAATCCTCTGTCTCCAATCCGCCCTTGAAGGCAAAGGCGTTTTCCTCAAGAAGATTGGCAAGTTCATTACGCCCGCCGAGGGTTTCCAGATCTTTGCAACCGCGAATACAAAGGGTAAAGGGTCCGATGACGGCCGATTTATTGGGACTAACGTGCTCAATGAAGCTTTCCTAGAGCGTTTCCCTGTGACTTTTGAGCAAGATTATCCTACTGTTTCTACAGAGGTTAAGATTCTGAGCAAACTGTGCGCCGATGAAAACTTCTGCAAGCGACTTGCCGACTGGGCAGATATCATCCGTAAGACCTTCTATGATGGTGGCATTGAGGAAATCATCAGCACCCGCCGTCTGGTTCACATCGTCAAGGCATACAACATCTTTGGTGACAAGGCAAAAGCAATTCAAGTCTGTGTGAACCGATTTGATGATGAAACCAAACAATCTTTCCTTGAACTGTATGACAAAGTTGACGCCGACTTCCAACTCCCTGTGGAAGGAGTACAAGACGCTCCTTTTTGAAACCTTTCCTGACCTAGAATACTCTTACACTTGGGCAGACTGGGAAGAAAACAACTCTTTCCTTTCTGCCAAACTATACCATTCCGAGTATATCTACAAGTCTAGGGAGGTTGAGATTTGGGACAATAAGTCCTGTATCTACAACAACATTATCTATCCCAACACTGGACAAAATCTTCCTTGTTTTGGTATGGATTTGATGGGTTTCTTTGATAAGAAAGTCATTATTGTATTTGACTTTCAGCATCCAGTAGAAAACTATTTGTTCTCTCATCCAGATCTACCAAAGGCAGAGGGAACATTTAGATTCTTTGAACCTGGCAATCATTTCTCTGAGAATGTCTTTGTTCGTAAATGCACGATGGATCAAGTTAATGATTACCTTGATGACTTCTCTGCCTATTTACAAGCATACAAAGATATGTTAGAATCAGAGAAACCTAGTGGGTTTGATACTGACTCTACTTATGGGGATTTTGACAAATACATGAAACGCCTGGATCCTGTAAGTGGTTATCTTTCCAGTAAGTTTGGAAAAGAAAAAGCAGAATCACTTGTAAACGATTTCCTTTTCTGCTATGGTTAATTCCTGGTCTCTACTTTATGATGAACTAAAAATGGATGAAAACACTTTTACAATGACTACTGATATGATTCCTAATTCTCCAGCAACTCCCTGGAAGTACAACGAAGAAGAAATCGTAAAAGAACTTCTTGAGTATATCCGTGGTACTTACAATCAGCATTACTCTGCTGGTGATGATAAAATTCAGACTCTTGATCTGATTGAAGCATGTGGCGACGGAGAAGCATTCTGTCGCAGCAACATTCTCAAGTATGCCTCTCGTTATGATAAGAAAGGTACTGCACGTCGTGACATTATGAAGATTCTGCATTATGCTGTTCTTTTGATGAACTTCAACGACAAGAACGCTCAGCGTGAAGATTACCCCAACCGATGAAAATAAGGACACCAATGAAATTTTCTGAAAAAACTCTCAACCTTCTGAAGAACTTTGCTTCTATCAATCAATCAATTCTTTTCAAGAAGGGCAACACGATTCGTACCATGTCTGTGATGAAGAACATTCTCGCAGAAGTGGAAGTTGAAGAAGAGTTTCCTCGTGACTTCGCTATCTATGATCTGGTTCAGTTCCTGAATGGTATTTCGCTTTATGATAGTCCTCAGATTGAATTTTCCAATGATTCCAATCTGATGATTCGTGAAGGAAAAGATCGCAAGACGAAATACTTCTTTGCTGATCCCAGTGTTATCGTGAGTCCTCCTGAGAAATCTATTTCTCTTCCTACTCAAGATGTTTGCTTTAATCTTGATAGCAATCAACTTGCATCTCTGCTGAAAGCATCTGCCGTTTATCAACTTCCTGATCTGTGCGCTGTTGGTGAAGCAGGTGTGGTTAAGTTGGTTGTTCGTGACAAGAAGAACGATACATCCAATGAGTACTCCATTACTGTTGGTGAGACCGATGCTGAGTTCTGCTTCAACTTCAAGGTTGAGAATATCAAGATTCTCCCTGGGACTTATGAAGTTGTGATCTCCGAGAAACTTCTTTCTCGCTTTGTTAGCAAGAACTACAACCTTACTTACTATATCGCTCTGGAACCCGATTCCACCTTTGGTTGATGAAACACATTCTCTTTACACTTAAGGGTTGTCCTTCTCATATTCTTGATGATGAGGAATTGGTGACTAATGCTCTTGCTGAGGCAAGCAGAAAGTGTGGGTCTACCCTTCTGGGTATGACCTCACACAAGTTCCAACCACAAGGCGTGACTGCTGTCGCACTTCTTGCTGAGTCTCACATTTCAATGCACACTTGGCCTGAAACTGGCATGGCAGTATGTGACGTTTTTACTTGTGGCAGTCACACAGACCCACAAAAAGGAGTAGAATACCTTTACGCAGCAATGCGTGCAACTGATATGGTTTGCAACGAATTTATCAGACCTCTAGAATGAAAGACTGGAACGCTATTTTCAACAACCTGTCTGATACTGAAAAGGACAAGGTTGCTATCCTTCGTGTGATGGAATGTGCTAATGGTGTTATGCAACATGCATTTAGGGGTAAACAAATCTTTGCGTACTCCCTATATGAAACACGCAGAGCAATGAAATTCAGCATGTCTTCTATGAAGACACTTCAAATTCCTCTCAAAAATGAAACCATTTCATTTGAACCAGAAACTCAAGAAATTTTGAGAGAGGCAAGGAATCTTTATGTTAGTGGTTTTAAAAATGGGAATGATGCCGACCTTGCTGAATTTTATAGAATGTCCACAGCAACTGTCCGCGTTCTTGGATGGGACAGACTTGTAACTGCTAATAAAGTTTTGAAAGAAAATATTGACGATATTCCATCCCAAGCATTAGACTGGGGTCTAGACTATCTGAAGCAACTTCTTTGATATGAACATCTTTGTCACCGATCCGTTCCCTGCTGAAAGTGCGATTTGTCTTCCTGACAAACATATTGTCAAGATGCCGCTTGAGTGCTGCCAAATGCTTAGTATTATTGCTTCTCCTTGGTATCACGATTATGGCATTCTTCCCAAACAAGACGGCACTGCCTACAAGACAGAAAAGGGGGCATTCCGAAACCACCCATGCACTAAATGGGCGGCGGAAACGGTGGACAATGCCTACTGGTTAATTAAGTGGGGACTGAACTTGTGTCAGGAGTACACTTTACGCTATAATAGAACGCACTCATGTGAAGGAACTCTTACTCACGCTTATTATCTTTTTCCCAAGGGAAAACTTACTAACGTGACTCCTTTCGCACGAGCAATGCCTGAGGAATACAAGTTTGATACTAGTATTTCCACCTTTGACGCATACAAGATGTATATCGCATCCAAACCTTGGGTGAAGGATAATTATATTCGTATGCCCCAACGTAAACCTGATTGGATTTGATAATGAGTGATTTTATTTGGGTTGAGAAGTATCGCCCGAAGACCATTGAAGAGTGCATTCTTCCTGAAACTACAAAGACTATGTTTCGGGACTTTCTAAATAAGGGAGAAATTCCCAACATGCTTCTTGCTGGCCCTCCTGGTATCGGTAAGACCACTGTTGCAAAAGCACTCTGCAATGAACTTGGAGTAGACTATTATGTCATCAATGGATCCGACGAAGGTAGATTCCTTGATACTGTCCGAAACAATGCGAAGAACTTCGCTTCGACCGTCTCGCTTGCCTCAACTGCTAAACACAAAGTCATCATCATTGACGAGGCAGATAACACGTCCAATGATGTACAACTCTGCCTACGGGCGTTTATTGAGGAGTTTGCTGGCAACTGCCGATTCATCTTCACCTGCAACTACAAAAACAAGATTCTTGAACCCCTTCACTCCCGATGTGCAGTCGTTGAGTTTGGAGTCAAGGGAAAGGAACGAGCAAAGATTGCACAGAGTTTCTTCCAACGCATCCAACAAATCTTGGATACAGAAGGTGTTGAATATGATAACAAGGTCCTGGTAGAACTCATCAACAAGCACTTCCCCGATTGGCGTCGTGTTTTGAATGAGTGTCAACGCTATTCCGTCAGCGGAAAGATTGATTCTGGTATCCTTGCATCGTTCTCTGATGTTGCTGTAAATGATCTCGTTAAAAACCTTAAGGAAAAGAACTTTCCTGAAGTTCGTAAGTGGATCGTTTCTAATCTGGACAATGATCCTAATGTACTTCTGCGTCGTGCTTATGATGCTCTTTACGAAGTTCTGGACGGTCCTTCCATTGCTGCTGCTGTTCTCATTGTTGCTAAGTATCAGTATCAGTCAGCATTTGTTGCCGACCAAGAAATCAATCTTCTGGCGGCGATGACTGAAATCATGGTTGAGTGTAACTTTAAATGATTGTATCCGAAGAAGTTGCTAAGTGGGCAGCAGATGAGTTTATAAACTACTTTTCCCACTTTACTAATATTGAAGACTACCTTAGGTTTGTGAAGAAAGAGGTAATTGACTCTTCTCCTTCTTTGGTGTCACTTGAAGATGAGTTCTTTAATGAAGATATTCATCCTCAAGATATGGAGTTTGACATTAAGTTTGTGGGTAACCGTTTTCAGAATGCGGTTCCTCATGAGCATTATGGCAACTTGTTGAAGGCAGTTTCTTCTCACAATAATGAATCCAACATTCCTGGTAGGGAATTACGCTGGATGGTGTTTGAAAAGAATACCAAGAAAGTCATTGGATTCATTCGGTTTGGATCTCCAACAATCAACTCTAAACCAAGGAACATTTGGTTGGGTAAGGCACCAAATCTTTCTA